AGAATTAAACAAGATTGCAATTATTCACTTGTTTATTTTAGGTTTTGAAGATGAATTAACAAACTTTACATTAGGATTAACAAACCCATCAACTCAAGCTGATTTATTAAAGATTGAGAATTGGAAAGAAAAAATTCTTCTTTATAAAGATGCTGTGTCCGACCCTGGTAACGGTATTCAAGCGGTATCAACAACGTGGGCTAAAAAACATATTCTTGGATTTTCTGATGAGGAAATCAAATTGGATATCCAACAACAAAGAATTGAAAAAGCGGTTGGTGCTGAATTACAGAAAACACCTGAAGTTATTATTCATACAGGTATCTTTGATAACATTGATAGATTGTATGGTAAGAAGCCTGGTGAGGTTGCAGCACCACCTGCTGAAGGTGGAGACATGGGAGCACCACCAAGTGGTGATATGGGTAGTTTAGGTGGATTAGGTGGAGGTGGTGGAGACATGGGAGCACCACCAGAAGCTCCTGAAGCTCCTGAGGCACCTGCAGGAGGTGAAATCACACCTGAAAGTAGAATGAATGATTTGAATTTAATTTTGGAAGATGATTTAATTAGTGGTAGAGATGAAATTGATTTATCAAAAGGTAGAACATCAATTAATGAAATTGAAACCAAACTAAATGAATTATTAAATAGTTAAGATATTTATTGATATGAGAAATTTTGGATTATTAAAAAGTATTGTTGAAAATGCTTTGGTTAAAACATACAAAACCGAAGATTTTAAACAAATTATAAAAGAATTTAGAGATTTTATTAAGGACCACAAATTTGTTGGTGAGCTATATGTTGAATATGGTTCCTTAATGAAAACCAAAGGATTAAACGAAGAGGTTGCAAAAGAATTTTTGGGACTTTCTGTTGATTTTATTAAATCAACAATTAACAATAACAAACGTGAATTTGAACAATTTGATGATTGGGTTGAAACATTGGGTGAAAATGTTGAAAACCAATATGAGTTATTAGATAATATGGTATTTGCCAAAACGGCTGATGATTTTACTAAATTGGTTGAATCAAGAAAACAAATGTGGAAGTTGATGTCTGACGCAAAAGAAGAATCAACATTAACTGAGTCAATTAACATCCCATTGGAGTCTATGTTTGGGGTTGCGGCTGACACATTCGCAAAAGAATATTCACAATTAAGTGAATCAGAATTATTTGAATTAAAATCAATTTTAAGAATGTCCCAAGATGAATTAAATGAGGGAATTGAAAGATTGAAAACCGAAGTTCTTGGAAAACTTTCAATAGTTAACGAAAGTGATGAAGATACAAACAAGAAACTTAATGAAACAAAACAAAGAATTGAATCAACACCAATTGATTCCATATCATACTACAAACTGAAAAAATTGTCAGAAGGACTTTAAAATAAAAACCCCTCAAAAGAGGGGTTTTTTGTTATTCAGCTTTTTTGTCTGAACCTTTTGAGAAAATCTTTTCTACAACTGTAAGTCCTAATCCACCACCAGCAATTAAACAAAGTGCATCAAACATGTACTCAGGTGTTGTACCTTCTTTAGATGTAAGTGTTGCAATGTAAGTTAAGACAATTACGTTTAATAATGTAAATAAAGATGCGAATCTTTTTGATGAAACGTCAGAACCGTTTCCTAGTAAATTCATAATAAAGTTTTTCATATTCTTGGTAGTTTGTTACCAATAAATATTAGTCAGTGTTGCTTTGGGCGATTTGTTGTTTGTATTTCGCTTTTTTTATTTGTTCCCTTTTCAAAGTAGTTTTTTTAACGTACTCTTGTTTTGCACGAAGTTTTTCAATTTGTTTTGTTTTGATAACTTTGTGTTTGTAACGTTTTAAAGCTTTTTCCAAACTTTCACCCTTACCAATTATAATTTTAATCATATAAAAAATGTGTGTTATTGGTATAAATATATAAATAAAATTAAATTTGTTAATAACTATTTTTTTTACTATATTTTCATTACAACAAATAAACATTTTTACAAATGAAAATTAATGAAAAAAGGAAAAACATCAAAATTGGAATTATTCCAAGATGCTAAATGTTATTATGGTAGTGTTGACGCTACCGAATTAAAATCAATTTATTTAGTATTACAAACATGGGTCAAACCAACACAAGAAAGGGATAATTGGGAACGAGTTGTTGGAACAATATCAAGAAATGTAAAACACAAAGTTTTAGAAATATACAATAAATCATTATTTAAAGAACACTTCATTGTTGATTTGGACTTAAGAACAAGTGGTATCAAAGTAGACAAAGCAAGTTTTTTAAATCTTGAAATTACTTTTTTCACAAAAGAAAATATTGAATTTAAATCCGATAAATTATCAAATGAACTTAACGATATATTAAAAGAAGTTCATAATAACGTTTTAAACAAATCAAAATATTTTACCATCCAATACGCCAAAAGTAAGTTAAAAAGTAAAAACTTTGAGATATCTTAATATTTATCTATAAATATTTTAATATGAAGATACTTAAACCGAATGAAATAGGTAAAGGAATATTAATAGAGTATGATGCTGGTCATATTTCTATGAAAAATGCCGTAGATAATGATTTAGTTAAAGAACAAAAATCACAATTAGACCACTCTAAACCATTTGTATTTTATGCTACTTTACAAAAGTATGGTACACCAAATAGAAATGGTCGTGTATACCCTGAAAAGATATTAAAAAGAGAGGCTGAAAAATATAAACAAACAATAGCTAAAGGTTTAGCTACATCAGAACTTAACCACCCTGAATCATCTTTGATTGATTTGGATAGAGTATCACACATTATTGATGATATATGGTGGGAGGACAATGTTCTTATAGGTAAATTAAGATTATTAACCACTCCAGGATTTCATGAAAGAGGTATTGTATCATCTAAGGGTGATGTGGCGGCAAACTTAATGAGACAAGGTGTTACAATGGGTGTTTCTTCACGTGGAGTTGGTTCCTTAGCAAAAAAAGGTGAGCACAATGAAGTTCAAAATGATTATGAAATGATTTGTTTTGACTTAGTTATGAATCCATCTACACCAGGAGCATATCTATTCCTTAATAAAGATGACCGTCATAAGTATGATGAAAATCTTGAGGAAGAAAAAAAATCAAAAGAAGATGGAAGAATTGATGGTGGTTTTAATAAGTCGCTTGACTTAATGGGAAAATTGAACGATTTTTTGGGATATAGATAAAATTAGTATTATGGACGAAAAATATTTTGTAGCAAAAATTCAGTACGACTTGATTGACGAAAACTCAGGAAAAATCAAAAAAGTTAGAGAAGAAAAATTAGTTAAAGGTTACAGCGTAACAGACGTTGAAGCGAAAGTAACTGAGAAATTTAAATCATTTCAACACGATTGGCGAATAACGGCAGTCAGTGAAAGTAAAATTGACGAAGTTTTTGAGTAAATTAAAACCCGAGAAATCGGGTTTTTTTTATTTTATTATATCACCATTTAAGATTTTTTTAATTATGGGCATATTTATAGTGTAAATAAAAAATATTTTATTGCACAAAAATGAGCGAAAAAAAATCATTAGTTGAGGAAGCGTTGTTACAAATGAAAAATTTGGAACACGTTGTCACTGAAAACGCAAAGGGAATACTTGCTTCTACAATGAAGGAAGAAATCGAAGAGTTAGTAAAAGAGTCTCTTGATGAGACTGAGATGAGTGCTGAAGATGAATCTTGGAGTAACGAAGAAGTTACTGAAGATGAAGATTCATTGGATGTTATGGGTATTGAAGCACCTGAAATGGGTGATGAAATGCCTGATGATTCAGATTCTATGAACATGGATGACATGGGATTAGAAGATGATGAGGATGAACTAGAACCGTTAGATATGACAGGTGCATCTATGGAGGAAATTATGGCAGTACTTAACGGTATGGGCGATAATGACGGAGTTATCATTAAGAAAACAGGTGATGATTTAGATGTAGACAAAATTAGTTTCCAAGATGAAGACATGATGGAATCATTAGAAGAGTCAGATGATGACGATGATGATGACCAACAAGATGAATCGATGGATGAGGAAATTGTTTACGAAATTGAATTGGGTGAAGAAGATGACGACGACGACTCTACAGTAACGGAAGCTAGCATGATGGTTAAACCAAAAGGTATGGGTATGGGAAAAGCTAAATCAGGTTTATCAACTACTAAAGTCAACATGAAAGGTTTTAAAGATGATATGTCACA